GCGAGCCTCGCGCTGTTGAAAAGAAATGGGCTGTTAAAGAGCCCGTTGCTATTGAAAAGCGTGAAGAGAAGAAGGAGCTTCGTTCCCTCGATTCTGTTGATCGTGAAGTTCTTTTGAAGAAATCGGTTCGCATTGAGTGTCGTGACGACAATGGTGATGTTATTGCTGATGGCCAGGGTCATGTTGCTGTAGGTCGAATTCAAACTGCTCGTCATGTCGTTGAGGGCCAAAAGAATATTTATATGTCTTGGATGACGTCTCGTGGGTGGCAGCAGTGTCACTTACCTTCTTGGCCCTCTAAGCCCTCCAACAAGACATGGAAGTATGATGAGACCACTGTTGGTCGTGAGGAGGTTGACCACGCTTCTTGTGGGATGGTTTGTTTTGACGCTTCTGGTCAATTGAATACTATTCCCGATGCTCCGCAGAGCTTCAATGTTTGTAAGAAGTTTAACCCTGCTTCCACCTTCAAGATGCTTTGTTGGTGGCGTGAAAACATGACCGACAAGAGTGCCGAACCTGTTCTTAAAGAGACTCCCTGTGTCTACATGTGCGATGATGAAGCTCAAGGGTGTCGTTTCTTCAAGAGCAATACACGGAAGGGTTGGTCTGGTGCTGCCATTTATGATGAGCAATCTAAGTGTGTTGTTGGGATGCACTATGAAGGTTCGGTCTTTAATGGTGAGACCGTTAATAAAGCTCTTCTTCCCTCGAGGTATTTAAACTAGCTTGCGTTGGAGTCCGCCCGACTCCTGAACTTAGCCAAATGAGCAAATTTTATGGGCGGTTCTTCAAGTGTAAGCGCAGCTTTCAGGAGGCTGCTACTTCTGAGGTTTTTGGCTCTGCGCACTATGTTGGGTGCGAGAAGTTGGACCTTAATTATTTGGCTTTTCTTGGTTGGACCAATAAGCCTTTTCTTCATCCTACCGATAAACATCTGTTGACAAATTCTCTAGTGGACAAGTGGATTGATCAGAATCACTATTCACTTGAGGACTTTAACAAGTACCGGCGTACTGATCCGGATATGCGAGCTTTGTGGAAGGATTTTGCCAAGTATGACAAACCTGAGCCTGATTATGATCAAGGCGCTTGGCGTAAGGCTGAGCAGTTTTTGTATCAGCATTTCTTCCGTTATTGTTGCAATTCGCGTATTCTAGGTGATGAAGTTGTTGACACGTGGGAGCGTAAAAGTTCTGCTGGTTTTCCTTGGAATATGTATTTTTCGAATACCGAGGAATTTTTGGTGTTCTTCCGTGAGAAGTTGCCCGTGTTTTATGATGAATTTATGGCCGGTGGTGACTTGTGTCCTGTTTGGAATGTGTCTCCTAAGACTGAGGTTCGTTCTTGGGAAAAAAATACAACAGAGAAAAATTCGTTCTTTCACGGCTAGCCCCAAGCATTGGTGTTACGTGTGCCAGCGATTGTGTCTTTATTTTAATCAGAAGTTTTACAATTCTGCTGGGAAAACTTGGAGCCGAGTTGGCATGTCGCCTTTTCGCCAAGGTTGGAACGATTTGGTGTTGAAGTTGAGCCGCTTGCCGTGTGGTTTTTCTTACGATGCCACTCAATGGGACAGTTCCATGTCCATTCGCTTGTTGCGGCTTATTTCGCGTTTTCGACAAGCTTGTGCCGATGATGTTGCACGTGAGGCTATTGATCGCTTGTACGACGATATTATCAATGGTGTTTGCGTTCTGCCTGGTGGTGGTTTGTTTATGAAGCCAAAGGGTAATCCCTCTGGTTCGCCTAACACTGTTGTTGATAATACTCTTGGTCTTTTCGTCGTTTTTGCGTATTGCTGCATCGTTTTGTATTCTGAGGTTGGAATTGATTTGCAGTACGACGATTTTATGCGTGATTTTGAGGGCGCACTCTATGGCGATGATAATACAGTCACTATGACTCCTGCTGCTGCTAAGGTTGTGACTGTTGAAGGTTTGCTACGTGTTTCTACTAGTATTGGCGTTGCCTTGCGTAGTGAGCTTGATTCTGTTCAGCCTGCGGAAAATTTGGAGTTCTTGTCTATGCGTTCTAAGCGTTTTCGTGGCGTTTTTGTGCCTGTCGCCAATGGTGACAAAATACTTGGCTCTTTGCGTTGGAAGCCTGTTTCACCTTTGCTCACTTATGTGCGTGTTAACGGTTTGCGCGTTATCGGCTATTTTTCTTCGGCCAAGCCCTATCTCTCTTCATTGAAGCAGTATCTTGAAACTTATCTTGGACCAAAGCTTGGGTCAAAGTCCACTGATAACAATAAGGGAATATCTGGTGTTGAAGCAATGAAATGTGCACTCACCGATAAAGAGATTGAGGCATTGTATTTGTGTCCCG